AAAATCTTCTTTTGTCATTCCCCAGTCTGAGAACGGGCAAATCGGAAGGATTTTGTCCGAAATTGACTCGGCCCATTCGATGGCTTCTCGGTCATACTTGAAGTCGTCATCGATCCAGATGATCTTGTCCGGTTCCGTAAGGGCTATGTCCTTGCGGATTTCACGGAGCTTCCACCAGTTTCGGAGGTCAGCAAGGTCATGCTTATCCTCAGCGTATAGAACGCGCCACTCGGTGCCTTCAATTCCAAGGGCAGGGCACAGATCTGTTACAGCCTGATTCTGCCACGTGGTGAGCCAGACCATGTTGACTCCCTCCATCTTGGAGAGCTTGTTCAGTTCCTCAACAAGGTCAGTGTACCAGTGAATCTTGTATCCTATGACCTTGGCAAGCTTCCAGTCGCCTGCCCAGCCAGCAGCCTTTGACTTGTGGAATGAGTTTATGACCCCATCCACGTCAAGGTAAATATTTACTGTCATAGTATTTCCTTTCTCTTTTATTGAGTACCCCTGACTGGATTCGAACCAGCGCAAACACATGGTGTAGGAAACCACGGCTCTTCCTCTGAGCTACAAGGGTAAAGCAATACGGCCCCAGTCTAGCAGACTGAGGCCGTACCTTCAAGGGAGACTACGGAGAATCGAACCCCGATATCCTGTGCCACAAACAGGCGCTCTACCGTTGAGCTATAGCCTCCGATAACATTTTAACACATTAGATTGAGTCTGTCGAATTCTTTCTGAGATATTCAATCACATCGGTATTGACTGGCAGGACTTCGTAAAGATCGTGAGCATCCCAATGGAAGCCAAGATCGCTGTATTCCCCGTTTACGCGGAAATACTGATAACCGACACAGAAAACGACATATGTTGGTCCGCCTAAACCGTCGCCACCAAATCGCTCGACCAGCTTTGCCATTCCTGAGGCAAGCCGAATCTCAGCCCTCCTCCATGAAAGAATCTCGACGAACTTTTCAAAGGCCTTGTATATATCCGGAACATTAATACTGTTTCGTTCACTGGCCCAATCGATGATTTCCTGTTTGATCTCTTCTGCTGTTGCCATTAGGACCTCCTGTTGTATTCCCCCATGGCTTTATTGAATGAAGAGTATTGGTCCCCCCAACGAGATTCGAACTCGTGCTACCTCTTCGACAGAGAGGCGTGTTGGACCACTACACTATGAGGGGATACTGGATTTTGAGCCACACTCCAGTGACGTGTCGCAATTGGCCGAAGCCTCCTGCTCAAGTCAGAATAACACAGGTATTTCTCTCCTCGCAAGTCTTATGTTTGTTGCAAAGAACGACTCCATATTCGTCCGGTTCCTCATTGACGAGGGTTGCACATTCATAACACTGATGAAGAAGGGCCATTGAAATACCTTTCTATTAGGACTCCGTTGTAACCTAAAATATACAGTTGTTACGGACAACTTGCAAACCGAGTGGAGCCAAAGAGAATCGAACTCTTCACACTGACCTTGCAAAGGTCGGTCGCCACCTTGGAACATGTGACCCCATAAAAGCTTTTACGGAGCTTCAACCGAGTGGCTGGTTCACTACACTGTTGGGATGTTTAACGCCGTCGCCGGGATTAGAGTGCGCTCCCCTGCGTGGATTCGAACCACGATCTGATCGTTAACAGCGACCGGTCCTGCCTTTGAACGACAGAGGAATAGAGTCCGAAGACCCAGTTGCAGGGGCGGGATTTGAACCACTTTAATGCGTTCTCTGGGATATGAACCCAGCGAGATTCCGAACTTCTCTACCCTGCTTCCTAAATTATATCATAAACTTATGACATGTCAAACAAGTCCTTCGTCTGGATGGGCCACTGATCGTTGATGACAATCGTGGGGTCATTCTCTTTCTTACGCAGATATTCTTGCAGGCTTCGAGCTTGCGCGGCCTTAGCCTTGATTTGCATGGCATGGACTTCCTCAATCGGAGCATCGATCTCGTACCTCTTTCCAATGGCACGAGAAATCTTAACGGAAGCCATAGAGTCAAAGTCTGCGCTGTGTGCATCTTCCTCTGACAATTCTATGCCATAGTGGCGTGCTGTGTCAATTAGTTTTCGGCTTCCCTTGCGATAAGGATCTAGCGCCTTATCCAATACGTAAGGATCGATAATACGGCTAAAACCAGTAGGCTGAGGGATATCATAACGATCAAACTCAACAACAAGCAAGCTACAATCGAAACTAGCGTTATAAACAACGACAGGATTTCCAAGATCATCCCAATTCTTCAGGTGTTCAGCGATATTTGACAGTACGGTGAAGGGGTCTCCACCGTACTGCTGAGCTATCTCGTTGGTGATTCCATGTACAGCACTGGCACCTTCCGCGATTTCGACTCCCGGATTGATCATCCAGTTCGCCACATAAGGCTCCTGACCGGGAATGTCGTAGGTGATATTGCACGTAACGATTCTGTCCGTGAAAACGTCTACGCCCGTTGTTTCCGTGTCAAGGGTGAGCAGGGGGCCTTCATACCATAGGGTCATATTTGTCTTTCATCTTGAGGCGTGATGGGAGGACCACCATGCCATGTGAGGCTCCACTTTCGTAGATCCGTCCGTAGCTCCATGAGCATCTTTCCAAGGTGATTCTCTCCCTTGAGACCAGATTTCTCACAGGTTTGACAGATACAGACTCCCCAGAAATTGTCATGCCATGTATTGGCCTCCCAAAGCTCATAGTCTTTAGTCAGTAGTAGTCTAGTTGTGAGGTATTCGTTACCGATGAACTTAGCACCAAGGGTCGCCCTCATGGCAATGAATCGTCCAGACTCGTCCCAGTTTGGTTTCAGAGTTACACGACGACCAAACCACTTGGCCTTTGCCGGTGTTGGGGCATCAATAACTAACTGAGCCTCAGCAGGATCAGTAGTCTTGAGGGCGTTGAACAGATGTTCCCCTGTCTTGAACGACTTCCCGTAGGCGAGAATAGGGTCAGACTGATAAAAATTGGACAGGAATCCGGAGTCACCTTGAAATCCCCATATGATGTCAGGCATTTGTAAACCTCTCGCCAAGTCGGTCCTTCATCCGGTCACTGAATCCGAAGATCCCGTAATTGATTGGAGCATCAATGAAGTCCTCCGGTGTAAGGTTTCGTCCTAGACGGTCCTCAAGACATCCGATACACAGCATCCCCTCATTGGCGACACTGTACCATAAGTCAAACTGGACCATGTAATACTCACGGATGAAGTGTGTATTGACTGAGCAGTCTATACACTCAAATTCCTTGAAATATTCCTTTTCCTCTTCACTTATGTTTTCCATGTACCGGAACTGGGACTCGAACCCAGCCGTCTGCCTTATGAGAGCAAAGGCCGCACCTGCGAGAACCGGCTATACCATTATAGCGTAGAGCTACGCGTTACGCAACTCGGATGAAAACTGGTCCGCTTCCAAGGTAGGCAGACTGGAGGGACGTAGTTCCGCCGTTCCATCCTCCATGCACAGCCTTACCGCCACCTACGTAGACAGCAATGTGCGGAACACCCGCGCCAGCATTGGAGTAATAAATGAGGTCTCCCGGCTGAGGATCAGAGACGATGGTTCCAAGCGACATATAAGAAGCAGGCCATCCGTGGTGATGGATTCCAACGGTTGCTAGAGCGTTAGTAGCCAGTCTGGTGCAATCCTGAGCTACGCCCAATTGAGCATATGCAGCAGCCGCAATGGCTGCTCCCTTGCCGGAGGCAGGAGCAGACTGGATAGCGGGAGCGACTTGTGCAGCTACAGAAGTTGTGGTTGGTAGTGATTTGGTATTGGCCTTGACCTCAACTGGAGCCGGTTCTGGCTGTGCTACGACTGGGGGTGCCGCAACTGTTTCAACGGTTGGCTTGTCAAAGGTGATCGTGGCTTCCGGATCAGCGGTCACTGGGAGTGACGCTGTAACGATCTCGGGTTGAGTCGCTTCTACGGAAGTTTCGGCATTTGCTGGTGCTGCTAGAGCCGAAGTCAGCAGGATAGTAGTTGCAAGGGCAGTGAGTTTAGTATAAGTATTCATAATTCCTGAGGTTGTTTCGAGTGTCGCTAGGCTGCCTTTTTCTTTCTTGTAGGTGAGTGGCATGGACAGATTACAATTTTATATTAACCCTCTGCCTTTCTTTGTATAGCGGGTTTACTTCTTGCGGAAGTGGGCTTCCTTGATGGAAGCTAGGAAATCGTCAATGACTGCTTCTTCATTGAGTGGTTGTGGCTGAGGTTCCGGAGTCGGGTCCGGAACGGGAGTGGGCGTTGGGTCTGGGGTTGGAACTGGGATCGGTATAACCGGAACAGAATCCAGAACGTAATCCGCCAAACTAATCTCCACACCACAGTTTGTGGCGTTTCCGGGAACATCCTTGTGAAGCGTCGTACCGAGTTCATAGCCGTACTTCTCCTTCAAAGCCTTGAGCAGCTTCTTTACAGAAGCTATGGTCTCAGCGTCCTGTTGAGGATCAGTCTCAATACCCACATACTCGTTTCCGACCTTCCCCGCATGATACGCTCGATCTTTCAATGATACATGCTGAACAATCCTCTGTCCAGAGACAGAGAAGTGCGCGGAAGATTCAGATCCCGGACGCTCTGTGGCGAAGTGGTTAATTACACCGTCAAGAGACGGATTCTTAGCCTTCGCATCGAACTGGTGGATGACAGCTTTTTGCGGATTAGAAGGGAAGACCGTGATTCCGGGATTGTCCACGGCCCTTTGTACATTGGTGATGTGGGCAGGACGGTACTCTACAAAGTCAAAGTCTTTGGTAAAAGAGTACGGAGTTGGTTCCGGGATTGGAGTAGGTGGAGTTGGAGTTGGAGTTGGAGTTGGAGTTGGAGTTGGAGTTGGAGTTGGAGTCGGGCTGGTGGCCTTTTCCTCTTGAAGGCCGTTTGTCGGATTACCCTCCAGTGCTCCTTCCCAGACGTATCCGCCTGAAATTGCACCCTTGAGCCAGATATTCTTGCCGTCGAACATCTCACCGTATGTCCAGTGTGAGAAGTTCAGGATATCTCCCTTGTTGAACTGCTGGATGAGTTCTCCGCTCACGCTGGGAGTCTTGCGGTAGTTCGCCTTTTCGAGGGCGACACGTCGCTGGCTGGCTCCGATCTCAACAGGTGCGGGCGGTGGGGTCAAGTCTTGAAGTCCGGAGACACCGCCGTTATCGAAGGATGCAGCGTTAAAGAAAGTTCCGGAGTAGGCACCGACAAACCAAAGGTCTGTTCCGTTGATGAACTCACCGTGCACGTATCCCTTGAAGGTCAGTACGTCTCCGTGTCCATAGGTTTTTCCTGCTGCGGACTTGGAACTGGCTGCTGTGCGCTCAACGGCACCGTACTGTCCGACGACTCTCTGGTTAGGCTCAAGAGCAGGAGCCTGAGCAAGTCCTCCGCAGTATAGATTAGGGTTCAGACGCCCGTAGAAGTTGTTGTAAGGCTGTAGCGGCCATCCCAGAACCTCAAAGTGAAGGTGAGGTCCGGTGGATAGTCCGGTGGAGCCTGAGTAGCCGATAAGCTGGCCCTTCTCCACAAACTGGTCGTCGTTAAGGTCAGTGGAGTTCAGGTGGGCGTAGAGGGTAAGGAACCCGTCATTGTGGTTGATGACAACACAAATACCCGCGTATGCTGGTGCAATCCACCAAGGATTTGATGCACTAAGGGTAGACGCCCAGTTAGCGAACATCACGTTTCCGGAGTCGGCAGCATAAATGGGCGTACCAATAGGCACACCGAAGTCAATTCCGGTGTGTCCGTGTGGCTGGATTGAGTTAGGGTTGGATGCAAACTGCTGGGTAACTGGTGCATCGACGGGCCATGAGAGTGCCATGTCGCAAGTCCTAGGATAGAGTATGGGTATACTCTATTTTACCAGCTAGCAGATGC